TTCCTTGGCTGTCTTGTGGACGCCGAGGAGGAACGTGACGATGGGGCTGTCCTCTTCCAGCCCGAACAGGCCGGTGAAGTCGCCCCGGAAGAGGAGGTTGTAAAGGTCTTCGCCTGCCGTGCGGAGTCCGAGGATGAACTGGACGAGGCCGTTGTCCTCCTCCAGCCCGAAGAACTTGCCGTCGAAGTCGCCCTTCGTCAGCATGTTCCAAAGGCTCTGTGCCCCGTCTCGGAGGTCGAACAGGAACCCGACGAGGGCGTGGTCCTCCTGCAGGCCGAACAGCCCGGTGAAGTCGCCCTTGGAAAGAATGTTCCAGAGGTTCTGTGCCTCGCGGATAACGTCCCCGATGAAGCCGCTGATCGCCTGCTCCACCGCCTCCACGACGCTGACGATGCTGTCCCAAACGCCTTTCCAGAAGTCGCGGAACTCTGCGCTGGTGTCCCAAAGGTGCTGGATGTAGGTGACGATGCCTACCACGGCGGCGATGAGGAGGCCGATGCCGATAGCCTTCGACGCCCTCTGGAACAGCCACGTCGCTGCGGTCGCTAGCTGCGTTGCCACCGTGTACGCGGCCATCGCCCCGTTGACGAGGAGGATCGTCGCCACGATCCCGGCGAACGCCGCCCCCAGCCCGATAACGACGCCCGAGTTTTCGCTCGCGAACTTGCTCACGCCCGACAGCGCCCCGGCAACCTCCGTCATGATCGGAAGAAGGTGGGTGCCTAGCTGGGTCTGTGCGTCCTGCCACTTGGCGTTCGCCCGCTGCATCGCCCCCGCTGCGGTGTCCGCCTCACGCCCGAAGTTGCCGGTCGCGTCGGCGGTCTGCTTGTTCAGGATGGCGAGCTTCGCCTGCAGCTTGGCGTTCTTCTCCGCCTCGCCGGTCAGCCCGCCGAGGCCCATTTCCAGCATCTTCGCCTCGACCGCTGCCTCGTTGATACTGACGCCGTAGCGTTCAATGGGGTCGGTCTCGCCCCTGAGCATCGCCGAGATGGCTTGGATGGCGTCGGCGGTGGTGCCGCCGTACATGCTGGCGAGGTCGGCGCCCTTCTTGATGAGGTTGTCCGTGCCCCCGGCTACGGCGTCCAGCGGGACGCCCATGTTCTTTAGCTGGGAGCCGACAATGCTCGCGAACTGCTGGTACTGGCTGGTGCTGATGCCCACGTCGTTCGCCGCGTTAGCGGAGGTCTTCTTCACCACATCGCCGTACTGCTTGAAGACAGACTCGACGGCGCCGACGTTCTGCTCCGCCTCGGATGCCATCTTCGCTAGGCTCACGCCGATAATGGCTGCCCCACCCGCCACGATGCCCGCAGGGAGCGCTAGGCCTTGCATCGCCTCTTTGGCTTGCCCGGCGCTGACCTTCGTCTGGTCGGCGGTTTCCTGCGCTGCCCTACGGGCCTCCATGAACGACTTGACCATGCCGGAAGCGTTTCCGGTCAGCTTCGCCATAACCTCAATGACTGTAGCCATCCGGGCCTGCCTCCTGCATTATCGTCGTGTCTTGCTTCTTGCCTGTTCCTGCTCGCGCTCGTGAGGCTCCACTATCTCGATGAGCGCCCTCCACTGCGTAAACTCTTTGGCGCTCATCGGGGCTGTGGACGGACCCCCGTTGAAAAGTTCGTCAAGGGTCCGCCCGGTTCGTTCGGCTACTACGAAGGCGAGACGGAGGTTCCCGTCTCGGAGGATTTTCCCGCTTCGGTGTCCTTAGCGTCGTCGGTCATGCCCGACAGGCGCAGGGCGACCTTGGCGATCTTGTCGGCGGCGCCTGCGTCCACGCCGTTCAGGGTTGCCTGATCGTCGTCAGAGAACACACGCTCGCCGGTCTCCGGGTCATAGGTGGATCGGATGATGAGTTCCGGGTAAAGGCGCTCGGTCTCCGCCTTGCCGGTCTCCTCGTTGATGACGCTGGTCATCATGTCGTTGCGGACGCCGAGGGTCAGGGAACGGACCTCGACGGTCACGTCCCACGCCTCGATGTAAAGGTTCTCGGAAGAGTAGGGCCGGGCTGCGACGATGCGGTCGCGGATGCTCTGGCGGAGTCCGCCGCCCGGGGCCTTGAAGCCTTCCGTCTCGGCTGCGACCGGGGCGGTCTGGCCCACATACACGCCTTCTGCGGTGTAGGCGTCGGGGGTGTTTCCTTCGATGAACTGGCTGGTCACTTGGACACTCTCTTCCTGTTGGGTGGTGCCCGCCCCCGGGGGTGGGGGCGGGCGGGGGTGTAGCTCGGTTACGCGGTTGCGCGGGTGGTGGCTCCGGTGCGCTGGCCCTCAAGGGTGAAGCCCACCGGGTCGCCGACGCCGCCCGTGGTGTTGTACGCGGTCCAGATAACCTCGAACGTGAACTTGGGCTTGGTCGCGGAGACCGGGCCACCGTTCGGTGCGTACTCCACAGTAGCGGTCGCGAGCGTGCCCGCGATAACGGCGTCCACCGCTGCCGACAGGGTGGCGTCCACTGCCGGGTCGTAGAGGCCGCTGATCGTGACCGTGGAGTCGTTCAGGCCGACGATGTATTCCTTGGCGCTGGTGCCGAAGTGGCTGGTCTCCGCCGTGTCCACGGAGCGCGGCATGTCCACGCTGTTCACGACGGCGGAAATGTCGGTCAGCGTGCCCGCTGCGTTGTCCACCTTGATGGTGCTGTTCTTGCCATGTACGAATGCCATGTCTGGTCTCTCCTGTTAGTAGGCTCGGGCGAATGCCACGACGATAGTTGCGGACCCGGTGCCCGCCGTAGGGGTGATGAGCACGCGGGCGTAGCGAAGGTTCGTGCCGGTTGTTGGGATCGTCACTGCTGGCTTGGTGCTGGCGGTGACGCTGTAGGTCGCGTGGTCTACCCACACGGAGTTGTCGGCGCTCTGCTGAATCTTCACTTCGACCGCTGCTGAGCGGGTGTTGTCGGTGACGTGGATGTGCGCGAAGCCGTTGCTGGTTGCAAGCCAGTCCGTCGTGCCGAAGTCGCAGGCCGTTCCTGTGATGACGGAGCCGGTGACTGCCGCCCGGGCGTGGAGGCACTTGCCGAAGCGGACGCCGAGGTCGGCCTGTAGGTCCATGCTCGCCGTGGCAACGTCGGTTGCCGGGCTGGCAATGTTGTAGGCGGTCTGCAGGGTGGACGCCATGCGGACCTGCCTGCCTACTACCACGCCGCCGTCGAGGAAGATCGTGGTGGGGAACTCTGCCTCGGAGTCGCGGAGGGTGGCTAGCTGCTCCTCGATGCCGGTGCCTGCCACTGCCTGCACGTCGAAGAAGCCCGAGAGGGTGAGGGTGCCGTCTGCTTGCCCGGCGATGTAGCTCTTTGCCTCGGACTCGAAGCCGGTCACGTCATGGGTGTCCACCGTGCGGGCAACGTCGAAGCTGTTGAAGACGGGGGAGGCGTTCATGTTGCCGACGTAGACGCCGGTCGCTTTACCGTGGCGGAATGGCATTAGTCTTCCGCCCTCTCAATGGCGCCGACCTCAAGAAGGGTCTTCGCTGCTGCCTCGGGGAGGTCGCTCACGACGTCGCCCGGCTCGGCTCGCTTGTTCGGCGGGTAGTTGATCCCTACCAGTGCCCTATAGGCGGCCTTCTGTGGGGCCTTCTGCGCCATGGCTGTCCCTCCCGGGTGTCTTGGGTCGGCTGTTCTCCAATGGAGCGTAAGCGGGGCGCCTGCGGGGGAGGGGCTGTGACACGCCCGGGCATAAGAAAGCACCCCCTCTGGTGGGAGGGGGTGCTTGGGGTGTTGCTGGTTACTGCTTGCCGCCCTGCAGGTCGATCTGCGGGATGATGCCCTCGGGCTTGATTACGACGCGGGTGTGGTAGACGCTCACGTCAATCGGTTCCATCTGCGTCGAGACCCATGCCACGTCGGTTGCCTGCGAGACATAGTGCTTGCGGTAGTCGTTCGCTCCGTGCCTGCACGTCACGATCAGGTCGCCTGCCCGCTCGATGCTGCACCGCCCCTCGACGTAGAACAGGTACTTGTCCGTGCGGGTGTTGACGCCGACGATCTTCCGCTGGACCTCGAACTGGTCTGCTGCCTTCGAGAGGTTGTCGGAGGCCGTCTTGGCGTCCGACTGGCAGCCGGTCAGGAGGGCTGCCCCTGCGGCGATAGCGAGGGCGATGGCGGTCTTCTTGAGGGGGGTCATGGGTTCCTTACGGGATGAGTGCTGCTGGGACATGGGCGAGGAAATAACCTGCGAGGATCACAATAGTCCAGAAGGTGCCTCGGACGAAGGTGCGGAGCATCATGCCTGCCCCTCCCCTGCTGCTTCAATGGCTCGCTCGTAGGAGGCCACGAGGTCGGTCGCGGTCTGGAGTTTGCGCTGAGCCTCGGCCACGTCGCGCTCGGCCTGCTGCTGCTGCTCTTTGGCTGCGCTGAGTTTCTGCTGGAGGCTCTGCAGCGGGGTGTCCCGTCGCACGGTCAGTACGGCGCCCGGGTTGACGCCGATCATGCCGCTGCTAGTGAAGAGGCCGATGCGGGTCTCGCTGAGCGGGGTGACGCTGCCGACCTTAAGCCAGCCTGCGTCGGTCTTGATTTCGTCGCCCGGCTGAATGTCCTTGCCGGTTACGGCGCGAGTCTGCTTCACGGCTGCTCTCCCTTCTCGGCCTGCCCCGCTGCTTCGAGGATCGCGGCGGCGATGCGCTTGGCGTCCTCCGGGTGGAAGACCACCATGAGGCTGCGCTTGCGCCCGTCGATCTGGATGGCCGGGGCGGGGATCGCCTCGCTCGCGGCCCATACGCTCAGTTTGTCTCCGCTGGCGTCTTCGTACTCGAAGATTTTGTTGCTGCTCACTGGTCTTTCCTTGTCTGCTGGATGCGGTGACGGGGGCGGGCGGGGTGCCCGCCCCCGGTGGGGCTATTCGGTTGGAGGGGCGAAGCGGCGAAGCCGGGCGATGCAGTTCTTGTACGCCCTGCGGTCGGAGGGGGTGCCGGA